GCCGCTTCCGGGGCCGGATGCGCCTTCTCCCAGGCGGCGGCCTCCTCCGGGGAAGCGTCCTCCTCCCAGGCCGCTGTGTTCCAGCGGGGGGAGATCAGCCCCGCCCCGCCGGCGTGGGGACGCAGCGGCGGAGCGGAAACCTCCAGCAGGCGCTCTCCGGGCTCCAGCTCATAGTGCCGCACCCGCTCCCCCTCCACCAGCACAAAGGTTTTATAGCGCCCTCCCGCGTCCACGACGCAGCAATATTTGTAATCCATCTCTCCCCCTCCTCTACGTTCCGGCGTAATACGCCAGGTCTATGAAAATATAGCGATAGGATGCGGTAGGTTTGACCAGTCTCACATATACCTCTCCAGATGCTGCAACCAGCGCCCCCAGCGGGGAGCTCGAGCTGTAATCATAGCCCGTTCCGCACGCGTTGCCCCCCACCGGACGAAACCCCGCCGGTATAGTGGCAATTTGCTGAGAGTTAAGCGTAACAGCACTCTCGCGTATCGCCGACAGGTGCAGGTGGACAAATCCGTCCGCGCTTTTCCAATAGCGTGTGTGCCCCCAGCCGCCAGCGGCGGCGTGGGACCAGCCGTTGACCAGCGGCAGCTCATAGGGGCCCTCCGCCTTTCCCGGCGCCAGCTCCGCCCACTCCGTCTCGTAATCCCCCGCCCCCGTTTTCCGCAGCACCGCTCCCAACGCCCCGCCCGCGGGGAGCGTACGGCTTTTGAGCCTGTCCCACAGGTGGGCCAGCCCCGTCCTGTTCAGAAATTCCATCCATTATTCCCCCGACAGGATGGCGTCAATCTCCGCGTTGGAGATGCCCTGCACCTCAAATACTTCGCCCAGGGCGTCCCATTGTTCCCCGTCCCAGGCGTAGTTCATCCCGGTGGCCTCCACGTTCCACACGTCGCCCACGGCGTTGCCCCCCTCGGGCAGGGCGGCGAAATTGGTCACGCTGCCCTTATACTTGTAGACGCTGCTCAGCTCGCTCTTCAATACCAGCTCCGGCTTCCCGGTGACGTTCTCCCACGCTACGCTGTCCGCCGTACCGCCTCCGGCGGCGGAGAGCACGCCGGCGCTGATGCTCAGACCGGCCCCCACCTTCACGCCGCCTAAGATATCCGCAGTGGCCGCGGGGAGAACATAGTTCTCCAGTCCCGCCAGCTTGGCCTTGTCCTCGCCCGTGAAATCGTTGGAGGACAGCCCCTTGCCCTCCGCCTTGTCCACCTTGCCCCCCAGCTGGGCCTTGATCTTGTTCCACAGGTACAATAGTCCGTTTTCGTCCAAAAATTTACTCATTTCAACAGCTCCTCCAATTCAAGATTTGTAAGCGCCTCCGCCGGCTCGGGAATCCGGGAGAGCGCCTCGGCCAGGCCGCTGATTGCCCCCACCGGGTGCTGCTCCGCCGCCTCGCGCCCTGTCAGCTGCCGGTGGTCCCCTCCTCCCCCGCCGCTGCCGCCGCCTTCGATCCTCACTGTGGATAGAGGAGTTTCTCCGCTCATCAGAGACAGCATCAGACCATCATATTTTAAGGCGTCCCCTTTCTCGGCCAACTCCTGCAGCCATAGGTCTGGCGTGGGCGGATGGGCGTCCGCTCCTAAAGCAGCGCCTTCTAGAATTTTCCCAAGGCTGGCCCAAACAGTGGGAAGCGCCGTATCCGTCCGGGAGCCGTATACGCCGGCCAGAAGAGCCGTGTTTGGGCGGTATGTGTTCAGCACCTCCCAGGGGACAGTGCAGCTCCCGTTCTCGTCCAGCAGCACAGTGCGGGATTCCCTACCCGCCCGGAACACCGCCTTTCGGGTCAGCCCCTCCCAATCCTCAGAAAACTCAAAACGCACCGGATAGACATTGACCGAGCCGGACGTAATCGGTTCTCTTTGCCGGACGCACAGTTGGTTTTTATCTGCATAGAGGAGAAACATCTGCTAGCCTCCCATGCCGGAGGTCACCGCCCCCGGTCCATATTGTAATTGTAGAGCATCTGCACGACCTCCTCCTTGGTGGGAAGGGCCTTGTAGCGCTTGCTTCCAGATGCGTCGCCGGAGACAATTCCCCGGCTCTCCGCCCAGGCGCGGGCGGGGGCGCTCCATGCGTCAGGGTCCTTTTTGGCCTGTGCTTTCAGGTACTGGTCCATCATTTGGTCAAACTGCTCTTGTGTCAACATATCACCGTCCTCCTTCGGTTTTGCATCATACCGGGGGCGGTATCCCCCGCTCACGTACTTCATCTGCCGCCGGCGGCGCATCACTGCCCCCCCGTTGGCCTCACTGGTGGGGCTGGTATTTCCGTCGATGGTGGTGATATACCCGCCCTCCACTTTTTCCACAATGCCCACGTGCTCGGTTTTAGACTTCTTTCCTGAGAAGTCGAAGAACGCAACGTCCCCCGGCTGAAAGTCCGTGACAGCCTGTCCCTGGCTTCGGTGATAGTTCCATAGCGTTGCGCAGCTGGCCGTTTTTTTCCCGCCGTAGTACAGACCGGCGGCCCCCGCCATCCGAAAGATATCCCACACAAACGCCGCGCACCAATGCAGGCTCCTGTCGTTCACCGGACGGCCGTAATAGTGAGTGTTGAAGATCACGTTGTTGGAGTAGGGCGGGTCCTCTTTCACTCCTATGTATGAGGCCGCCAGCGCCAGGATATCAGCTGCCGCCGCCATCAGATTTATCCTCCTTCTTTACCGCCGCCGCGTCAATCTTTCCCTCTGTGAAGATGTACGCCACCGCCGAGGTCAATGCGGTAATTGTCCCCGCCACGGTTTGGATTTCGGAAGCGTCCCCCCCAAGGGCCAGAAAAACTCCTGTGGCCACCCCTGCCAGGGCCAGCCAGAGCTTACGGCTGGTCAGCTTGCGAATCATGTCGTTCATTTTTTCACGTCCTTTCCATCATTTCTTAATAGTAGATATCAACAAACTGCGGAGCGCTCGAGAAATAAGTTGTCAGCCCGCCGATACCGCTCAATTCAGAAAATTTATCTAAGTCCAGTCTGAGGATGCCTGCCGATGGTATGGACAGAGATTCTGCGTTATCGTCATCTATAAGCGCCGTCCACACATTTCCAGTTTCTTCCCGGTTCCCAGTCAGCGCCTTTGAGAATGGCGGCAAAGGAGGCATGTAGGCGCGCAGATAATACAGGAGAATATCATCTGTCCCAAGCCCTTCTTTAAAATACTGTCGGGTATAAAGAATAAAAAACCGGATGTCTTCAATTGAAGCTATTTCCGAAGGAACTGGTATGTTTATGCTATGCGCACTCTCGGACACACTGTCAATCTTTTTCGAGTAGTGCCTGAGCTCTTCTTTCACAGAGGCTGTTCCTACCAGGTTTAGCCCGGATGCGCTGGTAAAGGTCTTGCCCGCCGCTACATCAGCGGCGGTCGCGTCGCCGAATGTAGAAGCAAGAACATTTTTAGGAATTCTTAAAGTTATCTTGTTTGATTGCAAATGCGGCATTTTTCTCCACATAAAATTATCTGGAAGTCCACTTCGCGTCACATCAATATTTCCATTAAACGTTTCTACATAATCGGCCTCAAGCGCACCCACGCTGCCATAATTAGGCACAGTTCCCATCACCTTCTTCTCCCCGGCATATGCGGTTTTCCCGTCAGCGATATCATCCGCAGTAGCCGTGGCGTCGGAAGTATCTACTCCTGTCTGAATGGCCGCAATCCTCTCCGGAAAAGTGTTCGCCTCGATGGGCTGGGTGGTCCCATCCTTTGCCCGGATCGCATCTGCAATCGCCAAAAGCTTCTCTTCCTGAGTGCTCATTAGTAGCTCGCCCCCCAACTGTCCAGAACGGCAGCTTGAATTGCGGCATTTACTGTCTTCATTGTTACATCTGGATCGGACCACTCAGTATCCTGATCCTTTTCGGACATTTTCTTCAATATCTGCCCGGCAGCTCCGCCATCCGGGACACCGGGCCCCGGCGGGCCCTGAAGACGCCCTATGTTCTGCCACTCCTGTATGTCCTCATCCCAAATGTACACCACGTTGTCCTCCGGCGTGCCCACGGCATAGGCGTCTCCGGTCTGCCCCGCAGGGTGGGCGGCTTCCAGATCCGCCAACGAATCATACCGGCCCTTGACGACAAAGGACGTACCGTCTATGCCCGCCTCCCCCTGGGGGCCAATGGGCCCTCGCTCCCCCTTTTCGCCCTGTTCGCCCTGCTCCCCCTGGGGGCCTCGAGCAGGCTTTTCTGTATTCTGATAGGCTTTGGTCTCTGCGTCCCAGGTCCACCAATTCCCGTCCTGGATCACCGGCGGCTTGCCGGAGTACTGCTGCGCAGCCTGGGCGGCGTTCTGAGCGTCTTCCACGGCGGAGCCCACCTTCCCAACCGCCTCCATTGCCTCATCCGCCGCGTCTTGAGCGGCTTGGACATATTGAGAAACGCCTTCCCTGGAAAAGTTTTTAATCTGCGCCCCGCTCAGCCGCATCGCCTCCCCCTGCTGTTCCACCACCAAGTGGGAATCATCGTACAGGTCTGGCGCTGCCGGCAGGCTACCTATTGTTCGATCAGCCATCTTTCTGCCCCTCCGATTTCTCCTTTGCCAAAGCATAGGCCCGGCGCAGGTGCTCCCGGATTCCCGCCACTACATCCACCCCGTCTCCCGATACCCGCAGAGACGAAGCCAGATGAAAGGCCTGCTCCACCTCTTTTTTTAGCTCTTCCATTCGTCACGCTCCCTTTCCAGCTTCTCGATTCGGGCTTTTACTTTTTGTATCTGCTCAATGCACAAAGGGATAAATTCGGTGTACCGCAGCGCGTAGTCGTACCCGGCGCCGCCCTCTCTGGGCGATTTGATGAGACCGGCAAAATCCAGAGAGGATATCCCATAATGCTCCAGCGCTTCCTCCACATCCTGAGCGCACAGGCCCAGATGAATCCGGTTGGAGGTGTTTTGATTAAACCGAAAGGAAATGGGCCGCAGTGCGTCAAAGAGGCCGTCATACCCGTCCAGGCCGTAACATATGTCATGCTTGGCGTTGCGGTCCGACGTCTGAATGGTTCCTGTGACGGCGTACACCTCGTCCCATCTCTGACGCGCAGTACCCAGATAGCCGATGCCGTCCCTGGAGGGAACCACACGTACCGGTTCTAAGGGATCGTTAAATTTAACGGCCCCGTCTCCGATCTGTACATCTGTGCCAGAACCGCTCGAGATGTACACATGGCCGCTCTCCCCGGTCAGCCGCAGAGCGCCCCGGCTGGACAGTTCCACGGCGTAGGTGGCGGTGGAGGCCCCTGTGAGCTCCAGGGAACCCGCCTGACGCTCCGCGTCGGTATAGAGATTTACAACCTGGCCATAGAGGTCCCGGACCTTGAGGGTATCCGTCTCAATATTGCCGCCGTGGATGGTGGTGCTGCCCTCGGTGGACAGGTCCTCAAACGTTACCATGCCCCGGAAGTGAATTTCCCGGGAGGCCAGGGTAGTCCGCCCGGCCAACAGCTCAATCGTGCTGGAAGTTGACCCGTTGGACACGGAGAGGGTCAGACTGTCCACATACTGCTCGATGCTGGAAACAGAGTCTTCTGCATTTGATACCCGGCTGGTTAAGCTCTTTGCTGTTTGGGTCAGGGTTGAAACCTCTCCATCCAGCCCGGTCACCTGACTTGTGATGCTGTCCAGGCGCACCGTAATGGAGGAAGAGAGCCCTTGCACTTCATTTTGAACCTCCAGCCGGATTTGCTCCGCCGTTTTGGTGATGCTGGACCGGGTCTCCGCGATTTTGCGGTTGAAGGCCTGCGTCATCGGCCCGGACGCCGGATACTCGTCCTCCAGCTCCTCCTCCCCCGGCGCCGCAATGCCGGCGTATCCGCTTCCGTCGTCGCTCAGCCGTGAAATGACGCAGTACACTTCCCCCACTGTCACGCCGTCACCCAGCTCCGCCGCCGGATCAAGCGCCGCGTCGTCCGCGCTGAACATGCGGTACCGGTATCCCTTTACCTGGGCCAGAATAGCGTCAGCCATTTTCTGCGTGGCGTGGGGGCAGTCCGCCGTCAGTTCCAGCCCGGTATCATCTCCGGCTGTGACGCTGCTTTCGTTGTCCACCAGCAGCGTTACGCGGGATATGGGCCGCTGTGTGCCGTTATCCTCCATACCGGTCAGGTCCAGGCCCACAAAATGCTTGTCATACAAGGATTCTCACCCCCCCGAAGGTAATCGCGTCGCCGTATTCTGACACAAGATAATGTGTTTCATCCGGAACAGACAGCAGCGGAACCAGCAGGAGTTTTCCTTCATCAGTAATGATCCAGTTTCCTCCATGGGCGGCGGCGATCCACTGCAGCTCCTGCCGGATGCTGTAGTAGTCTCCGGATTTGCTCTCCGGGTCACTGGCAGGGTAGTCGATGGTATAAGCCGGATTTAACCGGGTGCGCGGGTCAATCTCCACGCCCATAATGCGGGAAAACTCCGCAGCGGCGGACGGCATGGACATCGGAAAGGAAAGAGATTGATCCGGCTCCCAGGGCTGCTCTGCTTTTCGCATGGCGTCGAAGGCTTCCACCGTCCAATACCCATCCTCCTCGCTGCGCCGGTTGGCAAAGAATACGCCCTTTGGGAGCCACTCCGATACCCGCTCTCCGTTTCGCAGTCTGATATACCGCTTGATGGCGGCCGCCCTGGGAATCCTGTCTGCAAACAGGGAGAGGGTCAGCTTTGCCGTGGCGGCATTCCCGATGCCGAACTGCTCATACAGGCCGTTGTCCACGCTGTGGGTCACCTCCACGTCTGGGCCGTATATCTCCCCTGCAATGTCAAACTGATATTCTCTGGCGGTTCCCGGCGTGCGCCAAAGGGTTTTCCAAAGGGCGCTGGTTGTCTGTGCCATGGTTACACCTCTGTTAGCGTAAAGGAATCGGACTTCCAGGCGTGCTCATCATCCCGAACCGCGGATGTCAAAGCTGCGTTAAAGGAAGAGCAGTAAAAGGTCCTGGTCATTCGCCCGTGGAGGTCCATATAGGTGGCGTGGAATGTCTCCTGACTCAAATCATCGTCTAGCTGGGCCAGCTGGGCACGGGTCATGCCCATGACCTCATAGGTCAGCTTTCGCTTGGCGGAAATTTTCTTCCTGCGTAGCGTTCCGTTTTTTACACGCGTGCTCTCGCTGCTGTCCAGGTCGTTGCGGCTCCAGCCATATCCCGTGTTCTTGATATACATAGAGTAATCATGCCCATTAATAATAAGCAGCTCCATACATATTCCTCAAATCAAAAGTACTGGTTTACCTGCGGAACGCGTCATCGTGTTGATATGCTGTACCGTGTTCCGAGCTATTACTTTTCCATCCAGGACGCTTTCAACGGTAATGTTGATATCACCGCCTACACCGCCGGCCGCCTGAATGCCCTCTGCAACCATTTTCTTAATAAGCGCCGCTGGGGCTTCCAAATTTATTCCGCTGCGCTGGTCTCCCAGAATGGCCGCAAACTGCTGGTTGGGCGGGATCACCGCGCCGTTGGCTAAGTGAGGCAAATCCGTTACCCCCTGGAAGTATGCAAAGCTACGGGGAAGAGAAGATGGTTTGAACGATGGATTCGGAGTTGTGCGATAATTGTTGTCTTTTCCTATATTTCTGCCCAGAGATTGATTTTCCGTCTGGGCTCTGTCAGACCACCCGAGAAAATCCCTGATTTTGTTGATTACATCTCCGATGAGCGTTATGAGTCCTTCGATTGGCGCGGTTATGAGCTTAATGATACCGTCTAGAATGTCTTTAAGACCATTCCAAGCCTTTTCCCAATCGCCGGTAAATACACCCGTCAGATAATCAATAACGCCACCTAATGCTTCAAATATGCCGTTTATCACATCACTGGCAACAGTTAAAAATGTATTAAATGCAGTTCCAACAATATCAAGAGCAAGTCCAATTTTAGGAGCCATATTTTGAATCATCCAGTTTACAACAGGTGAAAGGACGTTGTCCCAGAGCAACTTTACCGCATCAAAGACTTTTCCAAGGAACTCCAGCGCTTGGTTAATCATAGGGATAACATGTTGCTGCACTACTTCATTGAACTTTTGAGCGATATTATCCAGAACTGGCTTTATATAGGTGTTCCAGCCGTCCAGCATAGTATTAAACCATTCTGTAAAAGATGTCTTTATCGACATGATAAACGGATGAATATGCTCATCATACAATGCAACAATTCCATCCACTGTTTCCCGTACAACCGCCGCAATGCTTTCCATGATTTGTGAAATTGGAGACATAAAATCTTCAAACGCTTTTTTAAACTTTTCTTTGTTTTCGATAAATGGAGCTGTTATTGCATCTAAAATATCTCGGCCTAATTTTGCTACAATTTCGATTCCGCCACCAAGTATATCCCCAAATATTTGGATAAATGAGCTTGCAATACTCTTTGCACTGTCACTGCTGAATACAGTAAATAGGTCAGCAATAGTAGAAAATAGATTTGATAGTATCTCATTTACTTCTGTTCCAACATCAAACATACGGATAATCCATTGACGGATTATATCTATGTTATCACTCAAATATCTCTCTATACCGCCAAAAATCAGCTCCGACAAAGAGATACCAACAGACACAAGGCTTCCCGCAAAAGTGCCAACAGCAAAAATGAAACTATCTATGAACTTTTTAGCTGCCGTTGTAACATCCCCAGCAGTAAAAATATTTACCAAATATGTTCCAATATTTTTTAGACTTTGTTCGATTCCTGAAAAATCAGCATCCCCAAGCCAAAAATCAAACCCCGACAACAAAATAGATTTAAGTTCTTTCAATCGTTCAATAAGCGAGTGCAATTTTTGTTCGATTTTAGGGTTGATTTCTGTGTCAGCGAACAATTCTCCACCTATTTCCGACTCAAAGACGCCCAAATCTGGAATTCCACCCTCCAGCCCTCCGGCCGCGCCGCCCACGCTGTCGGCAGCGTTGTCCGCCAGGATGTTGAGCTCATCGAAGCCTGCTAAGACGCCCTTCATGTCCTTTGCGGCTTTCTTGGCGGCGCTCCCGGCCCCGGCGGTGGAGTCTGCCAGCTTATCGGTGGCGTCGGCAGCGGCACCTGCAGAGGACGCGATGCCGGACACCGCCTTGACCTCGGCGGACTTGCCAAACAGCAGTGCCGTCACCTGAGCGAACATCTGTGCCAGCCTGGTCAGGCCTGCGATAATGGAATTGATGCTGGGGAGCACCGCCTGGGCAATGGGGATCAGTGCATCGCCTACGGAAATCCGCAGCTGGTCGAAGTTCAGCTGAAGCAGCCGTACCTGGTTAGCAAAGCTGCCGGAGGTCCGGGTGAAATCCCCCTGAGCGTCAGTGGTCACACTCAAAAGGTAGTTGTACCGGAGCAAAACTTGTTCTGCCTGGGACATAGCGTTGTAGCTCTTGGTGATGCCCTGACTCAGGGCGTAGGCCTCCAGATTTGCCACACTCATATTAATGCCCAGCTGCTTTAAGGGTTCCGTCTCCCCACTGATGCCGGAGCGTATTTTTTCAAAGGCGGTATCGGTGTCCAGGTTATAGAAAGACGCGATATCTCCCGCCAGGCCGGCCAGGGTGGTGGACATCTCCTGGGCCTGGGCCGTAGCCAGCCCGGAGGACTTAAGCATCGCGCCCATGGTTCCGGTGTACTGCTTGGCGGAGAGCTCCGAGAGCCCAAAGGCCGCAGCAGCAGCTTGGGCAAATTCCTCGATTTGCTTTGCGCCCTGCCCGAAGGTCACGTCAATGACGTTCTGAACCTCCTGCACATTGGAGGCCAGCTTGATGCTCTCCTTTCCAAAGTTGACCAGCGCCGCGGTGCCAAAAGCAATCCCGACAGCTGCACCCACCTTCAGCAGAGTATTGCCAAATTTCTTTACCGAGCCAGTCATAGACGCCAGCCCCCGGTCAAAGCCCGCATGATTCAAATCAGCCTTGATGCGGACGGAACCGTCAAAGCCAAGCGCCATAGATGCCACCCCCTTTCAAATTCGAAATCTTTAAGCTCATGGTAAGCAGATAGTCAATCAAATGTTTTGCGCCGGTGGCTCGTTTGATAACTTCGTCAAACGAGATATAGTCGACATTCTCTTGAAATCCGTAGTTATCAATCCTGTTTTTTCACCCACAATGGTTTTCTGCTTATTTGAGTCGTCCCAAAAAGCCATTGATCGCCTCGGTTTCCTCCTGGGTGTACTGGCCGGGCAGGGCGAAACGCTTCTTCATGCGGACGAACTCCGCCCGCTTCTTTTGATCCACCTCGCTGGCGTTGGTGGTGCGAATGTCGATGACGCTGGTAAAGGCGGTGCCGCTCAAATCGGCCAGCATAGGGACGAACTGGAACCAATGCAGCCGCTCCCAGCTCAGGTCGATGCCAAACACCTTTCGAAATCCGGACACGATCCTCCCCGCGTCGTGCTCGAAGGAGAATACCGCCGGGCTGTCATCCGGCGAGTCCGGCTGAGGCTTACCGCAGGACATGAACCACCCCAGCCCCGCAATGGCCATCTGGAGGTCTGGCATCCCGTTCCCATAGAGCAGTCCCAGGGCCACCCCGGTGCGCTCGCTGTCGGACAGCTCCGGGTCAGAGATACACAGCTGAATCTGTATCCCGATCCGGAAATCCGTGCGGATGAGCCACCCTAAATAGTCCTCCGGCAGGCGGTCCAGCATAGGGTTATACATTGCCTGCCCTGGCCGCGCTGTACTTGCTCAGGCGCTGGGCCCGCTCTTTCCCAAATTCTTCAATGTAAGGAATCAGTTGGGTAAAAAAGTCATCGAACAGTTCGATATCCGGAACAATATCTCCGAATACTTTCTTACAGGTATCCGCCCCAAAGAGGCCATCTACTTCTGCTGCAACGCTCTCATGCAGCCCTCGATACAGGGCGGACCTGGCCCGCAGGCTGTCCACAGAATCCTGCTGGTACTGCCCCTGAAGCTCTTTTTCCTGTCGCTCTATTTCGTCAGTTTTGGCCTTCACCTGGTCCAGCATGGTAAAGAACCGGTCCGGAAAGCTGCTGTCGTTCAGATTGAGGATGATATAATCGCCGTCGTCGTTGACCTCGATGCGCTTGGCTCCGGAGTTGACACGAATGCCCGCCATGCTCAATCACCTCCCGCGCCGCGGGGGGTGAAGGCGCGGGTCTCCGGGTCAAAGGTCCCGTCGGTGCCGCTGCCCCGCCAGTTGATGGTGTAGCCGATGGACAGCGGGTCGGAAGCTGCGCCTCCGTAGCTGTCGATCTGGATGGAGACCGGCTGCCGGGTGGCCACATAGGCCCCGCCGGTTGGGGTCTCGAATACGTCCACCAGGACGATGTCCGTGTGAGCGTCGCTGCCAATAGGGAGCTTCTTCCGCAGGCCGTTGACAAATTGGAACGCCTCATCGTCCTTGACCACCTGGGAGGTCACCGGGGCATTGGGCTGGTAACCGGTCAGCTCCGTGTTGGCGGTGTCCTGATGGATATACTGCTCGGTGTTGGTCTGAGGGTTGTAGGACACAGAGAGCTCCGTCACGCCGTCGCCGATGAGAGCGTAGTGGGCCGTGGTCTCTTTGGGCGTTGTGTTGATAAACATTAAAAACGCGCTTCTTTTTTCTGCCATGATTACCTCCGTTTCTGCGAGCAGACCTTGTAGGTCATCCGCATAAAAATCTGATGATCCTCCCAGCCGCTTTGCAGGGTAGCAAAAAGGGAGGCGCGGGTGGTCTGCTCCAGCTCCTGGACCCGCAGGCCCTCCCCGATGTCTGGGTTCTGTTCCGACGCCCAGTCCCCCAGGCGGTCCAGCAGTTCGTCTGCTTTTAGGCGGGTGTCCATGCTGCGGCCAGGCTTGACGCGGTACATGAGCTTAAATTGATATTCCGCGATGTACCCGCCGATGATGTCGCGCTCCACGATATAGGTCCCCTGGATAGTGGACAGAGCCATAGCGGGCTTCTCCGCATCCAGGAACTCATATCGGATGGAGCCCACGTCCACCGGGATATCCGGAAACGTGTTCAGCCATATGAGCAGCTGCCGGGATACTTTCTCCTCTTCCAGCGGGGGTACATACTCAACAACTCTATCCTCCAAACTCACGCTTCACCACCTTTTCTGCTACCCGCTTCCATTTTGGAAGGTTTTGGGCCTTGGACGCTTCAAACCAGTGGGCCTGGGCCTTGCTGTGTACAGCTGTGCTGATATTCAGGTCCCTGCCGCCTGGGTCAAGCACTTTTGTAGCCCCTTTCGGTGCCCAAGGTCTCCCTGTATCCGGGTCTACCATGAGCTTCCCATAGTATAAAAATCTGGCATAGGGGCCAGGGTATACGATCGTATCCCCGGTCACAATGGTCCGGTTCGCCAATGACTTTGTACGGGCCGGTACATAGGGCTCTGTATCCTTCACCATTTGCAGCGCAAGCAAGTGCCCCGCGCCCTTTCCAGTCCGGCGGATTCGACGCTCAAGCTCCTTGAATCCTTTTGTCTTTACAGTAAATTTCACACCGAACATATCACACCCCTCCCACTTGCCAGTACATCATATCCGGCGGGCCAAAATCGAACTCGTCCACTTTGGTGATATCGTACACATGGTCATACATCAGCTCGATGGTCTCTATGGACAGGTCCGGATGGACAGCCTCCCCCTTGATGAATAAAGTATTGCCGTCTACGCCGGGCACCTTGCTGCTAATGGCCAGTGTCCAAATTTCGCTTTTGTCCTCTGACTTCCAGAATTCCAGGGGCGATACATGGAGCTTTTTCCTTCCCGTCACGCCGTCTATGGCGGACACTGAAAAGGGAATATACAGCTGGACTGCATCTGCCCCCTCCAGGCCACTTTTTTGGACATTGACCGCTTTGGACGCTTCCAGAAGGACTCCCTGGAGAATGGTAATATGGTTGATCAGACGGTCCCCCAGAGTTATCTTGTCCGTCTCCAGAGCCACATTGTACAGCGTAACCACATGCGGGAACATTGTAGAGCGGGCAGCTGCGCCGGCGCGCTGCGGTACGGTCATGCGGCGCGGCGTGTTCATACCGCATCCGCCTCCAGCCACGCTTTCCAGATCTTCGGGCCTTGAATGGCGATCCAGTCCACAAGCTCCTCGTTCTGCGCCCAAGGGCTGTTTTCAGCAAGGCCGCACTCAAACAGGAAAGCGTGTACTAGCTCGTGCCGGACGTTCTTTTTCCTCTGAACATCCAGTTTTTCTTTTACGCCCGGTTTTCCGTCGTCGCCCTCGTAAGTATCCACAACGATTTTCTTTGTGGTTTCATCACAAAAGCCGTCCATATCTTCCATGCGTGGGTCATCATGGGTGTGCGTGATGGTGTACTCAGCGCCTAAAACATTTACCTTTGTCAATGCACACATGGATAACTCCTCACTTTAAAGACGCCGGAGAACGCCGCCAGGCCGCCCAGATACATCATAAGGGCGTCTACCTTCCGGGTCCGGATGTTTTCCACTTCCGCCGCAGAGAGAGAAGCGGCCCTGTAGCTTTTGGACCAGGAGCCCACCGTCTCGCTCTGCTCTCCGGAATAGACATTAGCCGTCATGATGCTCTCATCCAGACGCACGTCAGCCACGGCGCAGGTACACTTTTTTACGGCCTCCAGCTGCCGGCCGTCCACAGCGTCGGAGATCCCTGCGGTAGCCGCACGAATATAGTCAGAGGCCCACTCGGCCAGCCCCGGAAAGTCCTCTGCGGAAATCGCATTCCCAAAGTAGGTATTCAAATAAAAGTCGTAATCACAGTACGCCACCTGGCGGCCCTCCTTTCGTTACTTGCTTGCCGCTTTCGCCTTAGCTGGCGTGCCGGCCTGACCGGAGGGTTCATCTCCTCCACTGCCGGAGTACTCCTTCACTGTAGCAATCCACAGGCTGTTGGGATCGTAAAGCAAAGGCATAAACAGGCCGCTGGCCTTTGTCCACAGAACTGTGGGGTCCCACTCCATATTCTGGGTGACGTAAACGTAAGGTGCAACACCGCTGGCGTTGACAGGGTAGAACCCATTCAGCCGCACCTCGGGCGGGTCACCCCACAGGCCGGTGCCGACGTAACCGGCAGGGTTGGAGGCGAAGAAAGAAATCTTGTTGTCGGGGAAATACCGCTTTCTGGTGATAATCGGACGGCCATCGTTGCCGAGTTTCGCGTCTGCTCCGTATGTAAGGTCATGGGTGACAATACGGCTCAGCCCGTACTCCTCCTCCAAGTGCGCCCGCAGGGCGGATTGCCCAATCAGCACACCCGCTCCCAGATTCCCGTTGATTTCCTTCTGGAGCGCGGCGTTACGACGCATCTTGGTGATGTTTTTGCGAGAGGTGATGAAGCCGGTCAGCTTCACACCAACATCGTCGGCTGCGTCAATGACAGCCTGGATTTGGCTGGAAATGTCTGCTTCTGGGTTCAGGTTGATTTCAAAGCTGGTGTGGTTGGTGGGTACGCCATAATCCACAGGCAGATCAAGGTTGTTCTCCTTAATGGTAATCTTGCCAGTAGCCAGCATCTCCGCCTTTGCCACTTTGGAGCGAGTGAACACCTGCTCCGCCAGTCGGATGCCGTCGTTGAGGACGTAATCTTTCAGGGCATCATCACCCTGCACACCGTTATCGATGTACTCCTGCAAAAGCTCACTTTGGTCGATCTTGACCTTGATGAGGGCCTTTTGGATGTTGTGGGTGGTCACGGGAATGCGAATAGTCTTGTTTGCCTCCGTATCAAAGGCGTGGAACTGGGCCATGATGGCGGTCTGATACTCCGCCGCGATGGACTGCCATTTGGCGATGATATTGTTGGTGCGAAGGTCGCCCACCAGGCCATCCAGAGGGTCGTTGGGCCGCGTCACCTGAAAGCCGACGTCAATCCATTCCTCCTGCGGGATAAGGCCGTTAAATTTCTCTGCCATTGTGCGTTACTCCTTTCAATAAGGCCGGCTCACGGCGGGGCTTGTAACAATGAAGGTAAACCCTTTACCCGCCAACGCGCTCTTTGCCGTAGCGTCAATAGCCGCAGGGAGCCGGTCCTCGTACACGCGTCCGGCCAACACAACACTTCCGGGCATATCGCCGGAGGTTACGTCGATATCCTCGTAGACGATTCCCTCTGCCGTTGCGTCATTGGCGGGCCATACAGTGCCCATAGGCACATACTTGCCGCCGTCCTCCGCATCTGTCGCCCCCTCCTGCTTGATCTGGCGCGTCTTTCGGACTACGCCTACCTCGCTTTCCAGGAACCAGCCAGGGGCAAAGACGTGCCCTTGCTCAGTTGTTCCGATAAAAGACATTTTTTTCACTCCTTTTTGATTTCGCCTCCATAGAGGCTCATGTGATGTTCTGCAGCCAGCTGAGCGGCCCTGCTGGGCTGTTTGGGCGGCTCCCCATGCCCGCCTCCGCTGCCGGACCCGGTGACGAACCTGGGCGGGGCCTTGTCCGGGGCAAATGCGTCAGGGTCCGCTTCTTTCTGGGCCTTGATGAACTCATCCAGACCGGTGAGCGTCCCGTCTTTCAGCTCCAGCTTTTTCTCCCGCAGCGCCGTCTCAAAGGCACACCGGGCGCTTTTAGAGCTGAATTTCAGCCCCTTGCCCGCAATTGCCTTGGAGATGGCGTCGGCATAGTCCCGGTCCGCCAGCTGCGCGCGAAGGTCTCCGGTGTCCTTGTCGTACTTGGCCTGGAGGTCGGTGAGCTGCTTCTGAATGTCGGCGGCATCTCCACTGGACTTTTTCAGCGTTTCCAGCTCCTGTGATACTCCCGGCAGCTTCTCTGAATCGCTGCGGTACTTTTCCACATCCAGCCGCAGCGCATTCACCGATTCCAGGTGCCCGCTGATAATCTTTTCCGCCGCCGTCTTCATGTGATCCTCGTCCACGCCGGCCGCGGACAAAATTTCCCGTACCTGCTCATTTGTCAATGCCATAAAAATTAACTCCTTTTTTTCCGGCGGCGTTCTATGCCGTTCGTTAATTATAAAAACCGCGTTCTGTGCGGGTCTTACCAAAAGAAAAGAGCCGTCAGCCCGCCGGAATTTCCGACAGGTCAACGGCTCTTGGCTCACAGGCTCTTGGCTCTCAGGTTGTTCATTTTTGTTGGGAAGGCGTTTACCTCAACATCATGCTTGCACGCCTTACAGCGGAAGGGCATATGCTCAATGCGGGTGTTCTCCCGTAGAGGAAAAAGGGCCTTGCCGCAGTGCGGGCAGTTATACCAACGCCCTTGCTTTTTTGTGATCACTTTTTCTCCTTTTCGGCTTCTTCTAAAAACTTCTTTGCCATAGTTGCTCTCATTCTGGCAAAATCAACTTGACCATCAAAAGTACGCAATTCAGGCGCGTCTTCGTCGTACGGTTCTGCCGCCGCTAAATCACGCTTAAGGCGTCTCCTGTCATCTTCGGATAAATTCAATGCCATACTCATCTGCTGCCTCCAAAAGCTCTTCGATAATGTTGACATATTTCTTTACATTAGATTCCTTTGCTGCTGCATTCAATTTGGAAGAAGCAGCGTCCAGAGCTTTCCAGAAAGAAAACCCATCATAATTCGCTTTCTTGAACACTGCATAAAGTTTTCCTGTATTCCCAACAGCGGTCATCCCATACATTTTATCATTCGCCAAAAACGATGTTAAATCAGTATAGCTGAATATCTCTCCGCTTGGGTGGTTGTGCATGAAAATATGCGGCTCTTGACAGCGCGGCATGACAATCTGTTGTGCTGCCGCATCTCCGATCTTACGCGCAATCAACCGCATATCCGGCGTATAGACTGCCCCGGCCTCTGTTCCCACCGGCTTGTCCATCACTGCCCGTAACAGATCTCGGTGAGCCGTCTGCAGCCGTTCTGCCTACTCTATGCTCCACCCATCCGGCTGGACCAGCGGCACGCGCTGGATGGCCTCTTCTGTGATCGGGACACCCTGATATTCTGTATCATTCAGTATACCAGATTTTGAACTTTTTTCAAGCCGTTTTGCCGCCTTTGCGTGAGAGGCATCGTCTACGTACTGAACCTTCATCCTCTCCCGCTGCTCCGGCAGTCCCGCCGCCTTGCTGAACGCCTTGTACTCCTGATTCAGCCGCCGCAGGCGGATGTTGGCCGACTGCGCGTCCTCTTTGAGCCCCGCCGCCTCAAAAGCAGCCTTGCGGCGTTTCAGCTTGCGGACGGTGCGCTCGATCTCACGTTGTTTTTGCGTGGCATGGTATGCTGTGTATGTGCGCCCCTCAAATTTGATTGGCGGTGGGTCTATGTTGGCAAGCTCTTTATCGGTGTATGTGCGCTCTGAAATGCCCTCAAGCCAAGCAAACTTCCTGTGCCTACAGTTGGCACCTTTAAGCCCATCAACGTATCCATAGCCAGTAGATTTCACAAGGTCTGGATATTTTCCAAGGGGATCGGGTTCTCCGTTTTTGCTTTGATAGTAAACACGTCCTTGCCAGTCCTTGTGCGATGACCACGGATTTGGCTTTGGGATATCTCTGGCCCCGCTGTGTGCGGAAATTTCGCAGTATGGCGTGTCCAAATATTCCATTGACTGCGTGTCATATTGGTCGCAAATCTGTGATACTCCCGTCATAACGGCCCTCCTGACTGCCACGTCCAAGTGGTCGATATGTTCGCTCTCATAGGACACCCGGTTCTTAAGCACGTTACCGTTCTTGTCAAACGCCACGCATAGCCCGCTGTCGGCCAGCTGCCGTACCGCCGTGGCAATGGCCTGATTGTAGCTAATGGCCCCGGACTGGATTTGCAGCCCCGCGCTATCCAATGCCCACTGGTACGCCTTTGCCGGTTCGCTCACTATGAGCCGCCCGCCCTGTACCGTCAGGAAGCCCATAGACCCGGTAATGTTCTTGTATGCCCCCCAGGTCTGGCGGCGGATAGCGGCGATGTCAGCCTCACTTACAAGCTGCTCCGGGGCCATCACCCCGGCAAGGTCGACCATCTCGGTGTAATACCGCTGATTGCGGGCAACCACATCGTCCAGCAGCTTGTCCAGCTTTTCTGCGCCGATTTCTGTGGTCTCTCGGATGGCCTTTTTGATGTCCTCCAGATCAATGCCGTGGGAACGCAGGGCGCGGATGTCCTGCACTGTGACCTCGTTGAGCTGGTCTGCGATTTTGAGCCGGGAGCATATCTCCTCCAGCAGCTTCAGTTCCAGGCCCCGGAACAGTTCGGCCAGCTCCTCGGGGATGGCATCGAGAATCGCCGGGGTAAATGGATATTTCACTCTTTCTTCCCACTTGAAATGGCACCCTTAATCAAGCAAATAATAAGCCAAACCCCAGTTGCGGAGGCAAGAGAAAATTGCCAAGAAAAGCAACGGCAGATTAACCATATAATTCCAACGCAAATCGCCCAGCTTAATGCATAAAGCAGAGCAATCAACGCCGCCACAATAACTACACGTTTCATTCGATTTCCTCCTCTTCCTCGTCCGTCATATCCTCCATCTTTGGCAGCGCCGCTTTTGCTGTGGCCTCATCCTCGCCGAAGTAGCGCATCCGGTATTCTACAGGGCCGATGATGGAAGCATTCAGCAGAGACAGCCCCATCGCCATATCCTGCCGCTTGGTCTCCGGATCGTCCAGCACGCCGTCGCCCCAGTTATAATCCACGCTGTATGTACCAGCCGGGGCCAGCCGCGCCAGGTCGCACCAGGCGTTCATGGCGTAAACCAGATCGTCAAGGGTGGACTGGAACGCCGTCTGAATCGCCTTTTCCGTGACGAACTGCCGCTGCTTTGCTGCAAGTATCTCTGTGGCGGTTTTTTCTACACTCTGCGGATCTGAGATCGTCCCAAACGCAAGCCCCACATTGAACTCAATCCGCTGAAGGATCCGCTGGAACCCGTTATAAAACGGATCGTCCCTAATCTCCGGATTGATGAATTGGAAAAAGTCCTTGTTGCTGAATGCTCCGTATTCGTATATCTCATCATCCGCCTGAGAGACGTCCATCACGGCCTTGTCGATAAGCATCCGGCGCTTTCCGGTCTTATATTCCCTCTGGATCTGCTGCCACTGCTCGTCCGCCTGACGAATCAGGTCCACAGTAGGTCCAGAATATACAGATACGCCCAGCGCGGAATTTTGCTCAATATTGTTTGCAGACGGAGGCTTGAAGTAAGCAAACAGAGGCCCTTCCAAGAGCTCAATTTCTTCTCTATCCGAAATCCCAGCCCACTCTTTCACTGTGGCAAGCGGAACCGGCGTACCGGTACCGCCGCTGCTTTCGCTGCGAAACGCCTTGTTTTCCACAACATAGACGGTGCTGCCGTCCTCCCGCGTCTGAAAATCATGATATTCCAGCTTAACGAACCAGTCCTTGCCCTGACGCACTGGGCTGCCCTCAAACACGCCGCCAATAGCTTTTCCAGTTCCGTCAAACCTGGTAGGCGTAAACTTGGTGGTAAACGCATCCACCAGCACCCTTCCATTATCCGGGTACGGCTTGAGGCACACCCCGCCCAGGCAGAGGCCCAGCTCCAGATCGGTCCCGAATTTCGCCGCTGCCAGCTGCATCTGCTGGTTAATGTACTCTGCCCGGGCGCTGCCTGATACCGCAACCGAAAACTCTGTCAGCGCATGGCGGGCCAGCTCCCGGCCAATATTCCGCGGAAAGTCAAGCGGCCGTACATCGCACGATTCCCAGGGCGGGTGGTTGGTATAAAGGGCCCACCAAAGGTTGATATTGTCCTCCATCTTCCGCGAGGCGGCAGGCTGCACGCCAAATTCCTTTTCGATGGTCCCGGCGGGCGTGGTTTCTTTATTCAGTTTTCCGAAACCGAACAGGTTCCGCGCCCAGTCGATGATACCCATATCATTCCCTCTTTTTAGAAAAACCTCTACAACCTCACATCAAGACAGCTGGGGTATGGCTCAAATGCCATTTCCACGCACTTCCCGCTCCATGATGGTGGAGCAGAAGTAGCGCAGCTGATCCATTCCGTGGTCAAATTCCTTTATGACAGCATCCTCCGGCGCGTCCATATCCCAACGGTACTGACCGAATTCCGAAAGGATGCCCTTGCAGCTACGGTGGATCAGGATGCGTCCGGCGTTCAGCAGCGAGGCTGTCAAGCGGATGCCGTCCAGTACGCTGTTATCCGCAGGCCAAACAGCGAATTTACTGTGCCGCTGGATCGTTTCCTTGAAGCTGGCGGCGGAAGGATCAACGATCACTCGCTCGATCCGCCGATCCCCGGCCAGCTTCTCTATTCCTATGTAGTGCTCTTCGTCTGTTAGCTGGTGATTTCCCGGCTTCCGGCTGTCGTAGTAGTACTCCTGCACCATGTAAGCTGTCCCCTGCCACAGGCACCACAGGCCCGCAGCAGTTGGGTTTACGGTTCCGTAGTCCACGCAGATGTACCACCGGCCCCTCTGGAGCGCCTGCCATGGGATTTCATCCACCACATGCCGCGCCTCGTTGAACATGGGGTATACGAGGCCTTCTGCCGCTTTTCGCAGACCTAGGATGTCCCGAGCATACCATACTGTGGATTTGTCATAGGTTTTGAGCACCTGCCTCAGCTGCTCGTCCGAAATGCTCATGTTATCGGCGATAGTGAAGTGTCCGTAGTTGTATCCGTAGGATTGGTCAAGCCGCTGTTGTTCCTCGTGGAACTTCAAAATATCATAGTACCAGTGGCCCTGCGCTTTCGGGTTCAGGTCATGAAATACCTTTCGGTCAGGGCTTGAGATCGTCCGGTCGAAAACCTCCTGGATAAAGTTTGGGTGGCACTCATTGGCCTCTGTGATGTAGGCCGTGCCGTATGTATTACCCTTAATTAGGCGTTCGTCTCGGTCTTTGCCGCCGCCAGACACCAGCACGATTTTTTCTCCAGTCGGCGTGTTGACATACAGGCAATCCCGGTTCTGGTACTGGCCCAGCCTGCCCCTGCCCTCGAAAAAGTTCATCATGCCGTATCCGTCGCAGTCCAGGATGTTCAGACGGGCGGTGGACGTGGAAACTCCGGCAATCAGGTGTATCTTGCTGGAGTGCTTTTCAAGAATAGAGCAGTAGGCCAAAGTGATCAGGACGTTTTTTCCCCCTCTTTTTCCGCCCTCTGCCACGTTAAACCAACTGTCAAAGCATCGTAAATAGAACGCTTTTTGTCGCTTTGAAAAAGGCGCAGGAAGATTCATTCCTCAAAGTCCTCAATATTTCGATTCTCCGCCGGTCTATCAATTATGTCCGCCAACGCCCGCATGGCGGTTTCAAGAGCGGCAGTTTGGGTGTCCTCCACGGGCTTGTCCTTCCACTTCGCCTTTTGGCGGTTTTTAAGCCAAAATATTTGTGCGGTGATGTTCCCGCCCAATGCGGCATCAAGGAGCGCGTTTTCAACCTCGTAGTCCACAATTTTCTTGCTTCTCTTTAGGGCCGCCGAAATTGCCGAATATTTTTCCTTCCAAACCCTAAAGGTTGAATACGCAACCCCCATATTGTGCGCAATCTGTTCATCGGTCAGACCGTCTCTGGCCCACCCTTCCAGCAGGGTCAGCCCGTCATCGGTCAGCCAGTATTCAAACTTTCCACGGGACATATCCCCACCCCTCAGTCAAAATCTATCGTCACGCAAACAACGACATTTGCGCTATGTGCGCCGCAAAACGTTCTTCCTGCTTGCCAAAGTATTCTTTATCAATTTCAAACCCAGTAAAATCAAGCCCTGCGTCATAGGCGGAGATCCGGCTCGAGCCGCTTCCCAAGTGGGTGTCAAGGATTTTGTCTCCCGGTTTGGCGTATTTCTGAAAAATCCATGCGTAAAGGGCAACGGGCTTTTGGGTGGGATGAATCCGGTTTTCTTTTTGCTTCATGTTCCCCTGAAGCATACCCGACCAGCGAAACCTAAAAATCCTCACCGCTGTACTGAAGCTGGTGTAAGCTAATTCACAATCCGCAAAATCATTTTCGCCGTTTTCCTTGTCCCACACAATCCAACAACTGGAAGCCGGATCTGGGAGCCTATCCGCAAAATGATTCGCCCCGAAAATAATTTGATTCTTGGAAACCCGCTCCAATTCCCTAAAATATTCGAACGGTGGGGCCTCCGAGTCATCGCCCGCAAATGGTTTATAAGCCGTTGCTACCGCAAGACAACTCCTTGTTTTGTTGTTTGACCCGCTTTCGCCTATTCCGTACGGCGGGTCAACCACAGCCAAATCAAAGCACTTGTCCGGCATCTTCCGCATGGCCTCCATGCAATCCATGCAGTATGTAACGCTTTCTGCCATGCGCCTACCCCACCTGTTCTGCAAACCCCACCTTTCCATACGGCCCAATATATCAACCCCTACGGGGTTGTATATATGGGCCTATGGAAAGTGTCATCGTCATCGCCGCCATCCACCGTGCGGGCTCGAATTCGTCCCGCCGTTACGGACTTTGCGGGATGATACGCCAATGGGCGTGTACTACTCTGGTGGGCCATCCAGGAATCGAACCTGGGCCAGCCGGTTATGAGCCAGCCGCTCGACCTTCG